CTAGACATTGATTGTCCTATATTGTTTTTGCTTTAATTTTGATTGGAATATTGGACTAGTATAATGAGCACCTTGATCAGAGTGAATAAATACATCTTTACGGAGTAAATGCTTGTTCGATTTCACCAAATTATCAATTGTTTCTGTAACAATATCAATTTTTAAACTTTTAGAAATGTTATATGCTAAAGCTTCATTGGTAGAAGCATCTAAAATAGTTGACAAATAAACCTTTTGACCATTCTTATAAAATAAATAAGTTATATCTGTTAACAACACCTTACCAGGTATTTGTTGCTCATATTATCACTCCTAAAGCTATATATTAATTGTATTATACATAAAAATACCCTATATAATAGACTTTTTTTAAAGTGTCTATTATATAGGGTACATTTTAAAGTAAGTGCTTAAATTTATTTTATGCTTTCCACCTTTTGCCACAATTCTGACAAACTGCTTCACTATGTGTTTTAGATTTAGTTTTACTATTAGTTATTAAAGGTATAATTATTATTAAACCCAAAGTACAAATAGCTAACATAATCCATATCAACCACCCTAAACAACCTCTATGTTTTGTTTTCGTTGTTGTAACTGCTTGAACTGTAACATTCTGACTTCCACATTTAGGACATTTCATAATATGTAACCCCTTCCCCTATGTAAATATAAATTAATTATACATTATACAAGGAATAAATTACAATACTTTACTACCATCTCCACCATTAAGTAGAATTTGATTAATTTCATCAAGCTTTTCTTCTTCATCATTGTTAATAGGTATCTTATATAAGTTTTACATCTTTGTATAATGTGCCTTTTGTTCCTTATCTTTTATTTTATTAATATCCATAGCACGATAACCCATAATTTTAACTATCTCATTATCCTCTTTAAGAGCTTTGAACATGGCTTTAAACCTGTACCAATGTAATTATTACAAATATATGGTAGCCTGTAGGGGGATATTAATATATATTTAGATAAATTCTAATATATATTAATATGTCCCCTTAAGTACTTATATTACTATGTTTATCATTATTATTTTGTATTTTAAAATTACTATATTTTTCGTCCAATATTGGAGAACTGTCTTCGTGGTGTCTTCTTTTTACTTTCATATTCTTATTTTTTCTACTAGTAATAGTAACATTTCTAAATACATAAAGTACTACTCAATTTTCATAATCACTATTTTACTTAAAATTTATATATTTGCCCCAACTAGAATTAAACACCCCCAATTAAGTATAGTCCTAATTTTTATATAAATTTATTTAATAACAATAATAATATGATTATTACTATATAAAATATAAATACTGATGGGGAAAGTGCAGAACTCATCCACAAATCTACAATTGATTTATTTGACTTCAATTTCATTGAAAAATCTATACTAGATTCGTCTTTTTTTCTTACTTCATCATATAAATCTCTAAAATACTTTTCCTGGGCTAGAAAGTATGAATCTAATATCCAAAACATAACTACCGGAAAATATACTAATATAAAAAAGCCTTTGTTCGAATCTTTATCAGATAATACAAATATTGCAGATATTAATGTAACGGCCCATCCTTTCAATACAAAGGAATTATTTGCCATTCTTGAAATTATATTCTGTATTAATTCCAAATGTTTTATTTTTCTATCATCCATGCTATTTACCTCTTTATAATAGTGATTTAATTTTATATAAATTATCTAATGGGAACTTAGCATCATTACTATGCTTATTCCAAATTACTAAATCATTTCCACATAATTCATTTAAATGGTCTAAGCTTACCTCATATTCAAACGTCATTTGTTGTGCATATGCTTCATTGTAAGACTTTATTTCAAGTTGCTTAGGCCTATATTCTTCTAACTTTCTATTTCGAACTAACTTTGTCATAGCAATTTCAGAATATATCCATGATGATTCTGTTTTAGTTATTATATCGGAGGTTGTAGTTGAATTTGGTGTATTTAAAAAGAATAAACATTCTGTTTTATCAATCATCATAGATAATGCCGTTGATAACATCATATGAACATGACTTGTAGAATGATTTCTCTTTTCATAATCGTAAGTTTCCTTATTTTTATTTAAACAAAATTCATCATCAATTTTCTTAAGCAAGTCATTTGCATAACCCCACACACATGAATCAATGAAAACACTTAAATTAAATCTAAAATATAGCCATCCTGCTAATTCAATTGCCTTTTTTTCATCCTTATGGGAATGTGAAATAAAAATATCAGCTTTTATCTGTGGAAACCAATTCTCCTGCATCTTTGTTCCATCTATTGTTCCATCATACAGAACAAAACTATCTATTTCTTTTTTTATTTCTTTTCTATTTTTATTAAATATTTCTTTACCATAATTATAGTATGAGCTGTAATCATTGCTTGTATTTAAGTTAAACCCCGCAAACATATTTTTCTTTCATCCCCTTATTCTTATATCCTCTATCTATACATAAAATTGACAAATACATTTAATAATATAAATCCCTTCACCTCCTTATTTAAACTTATCTCTTAGTTTTACTTTTAACAAAGTAACAAATTCAACAACTACTGCTAATATGGGAATAGCTATACAAAACATAAAGTACGACTTTGAAAAAACTTCATATGTATAGTAAATTAAAATCAGCCATAAGCCTGAATATATTCCCCATTCACAGTTCATTCGTATTAAGTTATAATTTGATATTATTGGAATTATTCTTATAAATGATAGTATAAATCCACTCAAAAATAGAATCAAAGCAAGATAAGAGATGAAATTGCTCCATTCTTCAAAATATTTTAGTATTAAGTTGTTATACATTACAACAATTTTAGGAATACTCGAAATTATAGAGTTATTCTTTTGCATAATTGATATTATATTTACTATTGAATTTGCCATCAAATAATAAACTTCTAATAACCAAAAAACCTGAAATATTGCATATATATCTGGTTTATTTAACATATCTTTCAAATACTTCTTTCCACAACTTTGAGTATCATTCACGACTATTGTTTCATCTTTCCTAATATCTATAATTAATCACCTACTCCCATGATATATTATTAATTCAACAAAATAGTATATAATCCTTCTTTTTCCTACAAAAATACACCCATATTTCTACAGGTGTATTATCTAATTATCCCTCTTCCATCTCAAGTCTTATATTTTCTCACTCTAGTGTGATAATTATAGTCTATATTAGTAACCTTTTACCCTAAATTTATCTGGTTTGCTTATAAGATAATCTCTAATTTTACGAATAAGAGTTTCAAAGCTATCATATAACCACTCCACATCAAATTCTATAATTTCTATGAATTCTAATGGCTTTAATTCATCGTATATTCTTACAACATTTTCAATTTTATTTCTATTTTCAACCCACGTGTATTCATCCACAATTGAATTATTATGTATAATATGATTTCTAACAATCCTAACATCATCAATATGCTTTATCATTTCTTCTATCTCTTCATTCATTATTTTCTTTAATAAAGCATTTTTATATTGATGAAATTTTTTAAGATTCTTACATCGCTTTTTATCGTAACAATTAAGATATATAACTAATTCCTTTATGAAAAATTCGTAATCAGAATATAGTTTAGAATATAAAGATTCATATAAATATCCATTTATAATATCAATGCCAACAAAGTACAACTTAGAAAAATACCTTTTTGCCTCTTCATCATTATACGAATATACTTCATCAACAAATTCTCTAGCATCCATTTGATTAAAAATATTTAATTTATTAAATGATAGAAATATTAGCTTTGATGATATAATTTTTTCATAAAAATCATCAAAAATCCTATTTAAATCTCCATTCATATAATTAAACCACATACTCCCTCCTATATCTAAAACATGCATTAATACTGTTTTTTATTCCATATAATATTTTATACCTCTTATAATCCCCATCACGTAAAAAAATACACCTATATTTCTACAGGTGTATTCTGATCTACGTATCAAATATATTTATCCAATTTTCAAAAGTGTTATTTTAAAAAGGCTATTCAACCTTCTCGTCTTCAACCTTAAGTGTAAAAATACCTATATCAAGTTCTCGTTTTTTTAACTCTGAGTATAATTGTTGTTCAGTATATATACCTTCATCATTTAAAATCTTCCAAAGTTGTTTTACTCTTGCAATATTGCTTTCATCTTTACTCTCTAATTTTCTTTTCATCTTTAAATTCTCCTAACTGTAATTATTCTCTAAATACAGTATTCAAATTTAATGACTTATTTATGCATCAATTATCCTTTGCAATAAGTTCATACTCTCAGTTCCTAGCATAGCTACTTTTCTAAGTTGTTCACTTTGTAGTTTTACTATAGTTTCTAATTCCTCAATTCTTTGTTTCATTCTTCTTTTTTCTAATGGAGAGAATTTCTCTAATTCTACCCCTTCTAATTCAGCTATATGCTTGGGGTGAAACATAACCCCAGGAACTCCTTTGCATGTTTTTACAACACCTTCTGAAACGTATTTCCTTATACTCTTTTCATCCTTTTGCCACCTAATTGCTAAATCTTTAACCGTCAATAAAGTAACCTTGTCCATATAATAAACACTCCTTTACTTTACATAGTTATCACTTAATTTAATCAGTAATTTAAAACATAAAAGATTTAAATATTCCATTCATGAATATTATATATATCAAATAGAACCCCCTCAATACTTTCTATAATTTTCGTTATTTTATGCCCAACATTACCAGGAGAACATTCTATGTATTTCCCTATATTAGCATATGTCATACCTTCAAAATATCTATAGGCCATTACTCTTTGTTGCTCTTCGTTTAATGTCTTTAATACTCCAGCTATTGCAGTTAAATAATATTTTAATTCATCTGCTCTTTCTTTATCACATAATTTCAGTTCTTCTTTAAACTTATTAACACTTTTTAATGCTACTATAGTATTACTTCTTATCAATTTAAGACATTTCTCGTATTCCCCATATGCTTCATTGAATCGTCTTATAACCTCTTCTTTAGGTACTGTACAATTTTTAGGATTAACTAAATTTAAGTATTTAAGCATAGTATCTTTATTATCACTATCTCTCATATCACATATATAATAAAGATATATCTGAAAATTTTCGCATGGATCATCTAAAAACTGATAATCTGTTTTAGATCGCCACGTATTAAATCCTATCATATCTATACCCCCATTAAATCATCAAAATATCTATTAATAAAATTATGACCTTCAATAGTTTCAACACTATAGTCATCTTCTTCAACTTCCTTATAGGAGAGTGTTCTACCTGATTTCTTTGTATATATAAGTCCTTTAATCTCATGAGCATAAAATTTACCCTTTGTCATCCACCATGAAGTATGTCTTATTTTTCTAAGTGCATTATTTCTCAATTGCCTTACTCTTTCTCTTGTAATATTTAATATTTCACTTACTTCTTGCATATTCATAACATCACATTCCCAACCATAGAGAAATTTAATTGCTTCTCTCTCATTTAACGTTAAATATTCACTCATAACTTGATCTAACTCATTTCTAACATGCTTATGAAATTCGTTCTCTATAAGATTTTCAAAGCCATAATCCTTACATTCTATAAAGTTTCCTATTTCTTCTTCACTTTCCCCATCATTACTAATTGGGGTATTAAGACTTTTACAACTGTTATAAAATTTTGTATTAGCAATATCTTTCTCACTTCTTCCATTTACACATCTACATATCCATCTATTAATATAATGAGCTGCATAAGTTATAAACTTAGCTTTATTCTCTAAATCAAATTTGTACATTTTAGCTGCACTCATTAGTCCAATAACTCCACTTTGAAATAAATCATCAAATTCTATCCCCCTGGAGCATACTTTACTATATTTACCCGCTATCTTCCTTATAATTCCTGTATTCTGTTCTATTAGTTTTTCAAGTGCCTGTTTGCTACCTTCTTGATATTCTCTAACTAATTCTTCATTATTTAACTCCAACAATTATCACCCCAATATTAAACTAATAGCTCAATGAGAGAATAGCCTCAATTAAGATTCTATATTCATCTTCTATAAAATAAGATAAGCTCAATTTTGAGCCTATCTCTTCTTTTATATTTTCAATACTATATTCTTCTTATCTCTAATATCCAAACCCTAAATCTCTTCCAACTTTTTTTAACGCTCTTGCATTTTCGCTTGGTGTCCTCTCCGGATTAACTATAGTAACGTGTTGAGTTACTCCATTATCGTTGGTTATTACATTATTAGTAGTAGCATTATTTGCTCTTGAATTAATAGCTGCTGACATTCTAGCTTGTTCACCATATACCGCCGCAGTAAGTTTAGCGCTAACTTCACCAATATTGATATTGGATACTATATCAGATAAGTTTTTCCTTATATCTTTTTCTACCCTAGAAGCTTCATCCTCGAACCCCACTCCGACACCTTGTGCCATATATTTTCCCACTTCATCACGATATAAGCGAGAAGGTGATTTAATTTTGTTTGCATCCTGTGCACCCTTTAACATATTATCAAAGAATCCTGTTACTCTGTCATGTAGCCATGAGCCTACTGACTTTATGCCTTCCCAAATACCTTTTACGATATTAACTCCTAATTCTAAGAATTTACTAGGGAGGTCTTTTACTGCATCTATGATACATTCAACCATGTACCCACCAGCTTTTGTGGCTTCACTTCCTAGGGTTTTACCCCAGTCTATAACCTTCTTTACTGTATTTACTAGCCACTCCCAAATGCGACCCGGAAGTTTCATAAACCATTCGATTACTGCATTGACCGCATTTGAAACCGCTTCAACCATTTTCCAGTATGTTTCTTGACCCCATTGTACCGCCTTAGAAATAGCGTTCGACAACCATGTCCATATACGCTCTGGCAACTTAGAGAACCAATCTATAACTGCATTCACTGCATTTGCAACATACTCAACCATCTTCCAGTATGTCTGCGTACCCCACTCAACAACTTTTGCTATAACATTTAATAGCCAAGTCCATATTTTGTCCGGTAACTCCGAAAACCATGTAACTATAGAATCTATCCATATAGGTACATTAGTTACGAGATAATTCCACATATCACTACCCCAATTAATCATAGTTTGTATTACGAACCCTAAGGCATAGGCTATTTTGTTTGGTAACTCCATAAACCAATTAAACATTTGCTCCAGCCACAATGGGATAGTTACTGTGAAGAAGGATACAACCGCATTCCACCCATCTGCAAAGGCTTGTTTCACACCTTCCCACCATGCCGGTATGCTCTCGGTGAAGAAAGTCACAATTGCGTTCCATCCATCTACAAACCATTGTTTAATATTAGTCCATAAAGTACCAAACCATTCACCTAGAGAACCGAACCATTCTTTTATACTCTCTATCCAACTCGGTATGGTTTCAGTAAAGAAAGCCATCATGCCATTCCATCCAGCAATAAATCCATCTTTAATCATATTCCAAGCATTAATAAAGAAATTTCTAAATCCTTCACTAGTATTCCATAGGTATATAAATGCCCCAACTAAAGCAACAATCGCAACTATTACAATCCCGATAGGATTAGCCGCCCACATTGCATTTAAAGCGGCGGTTGCCTTAGTCCATAATCCTGTTGCAGCTGCTGCAAATGTAATTTCGCCTGTCATTAGCGCAACTATAGTTTCCCATACCGTAAATACACCATTCATTACGCCTTGTGATATCGTTGCACCATCTGCGGTCATTTTATAAAGCGCTAAAGCAACTTTTGCTTTTTGCCATGATTGAACCACACTTGTTATTACTGCCGCCGCCTTGAATGCAACTACTGATGACGCTATAGTTCCTATTACTATTGCTATTCCAGGGCCATTGTCTAATATCCATGCAAAACCTTCTATTAACTTAGGTAATCCAGCAGCTATTATTTCACCTAACTTAGTTGCTAAATTGCCAAACCCCTCGGCTATTCTATTAATGCTATCTTTTAAATTACCATTAGTAAAACTTTCTTGTAGTTTTTCAACTACATTGTTTATAGCTGGTAATACTTTGTTTTTCAATGTATCAGAAACAGAGGTAAACATATCCCCTAATAAAGCTCCGATATTATCTTTAAGTGTCGACCATTGCCCTGCTAATGTTTTACTTTGTCCTTCCATGGCATTATAAAACTTTCCACCTTCGGAAGTTGCAATTTTCATAGCATCTGCTACCATTTCAAAACTTATTTGGCCTTTGGACATTTCATCTTTTAGTTCTGACATTGATTTACCTGTTTTTTCAGAGATAATTTGCAATGGGTTAAATCCTTGATTTATCATTTGCATTAAGTCTTGCCCTGTTAATTTACCAGCTGAACTGACTTGTCCAAATACTAATGCTAATCCATTGAACTTCTCTTTATCTCCTAATGCTATATCCCCCAACATTTTCAATGTAGGAGTGATATCTTCCACGTCAGTTCCAAAGGCTTGTAATGTTGTACTTGCCTTTGCTAAATCTCCAAGTTCAAAAGGTGTTTTTGCCGCAAACTGCTTTAAATCATCTAAGTGTTTAGTAGCCTTTTCTGCACTTCCTAGCATAGTTGTAAAACTAGACATGTATTGTTCCATTTCACTGTTATATTTAATACCTATAGCACCTAGTCCACCTAATGCCACACCACTCGCAGTAATAAGTCCAGTAAATGCAGTTATACCAGTTTTAGCTATACCACCTAATTTACTACCTAGGCCTTTTACCCCTTTTTCAGCGCCTTTACTGTCAATTTGTGTATCTATAATAATTCTTCCATCACTAATTTTTCTCACCTCCTTCCATGATCTAATTATTTTTTACTTGGAAATTTTATTATTAATCCTCTCATATCTTTCTTTTGATTAATAACTTCATTTTGAAGTTGCTTTAAGGCATTGAAGCACCTATAATAATATGGCTTATCTCCAAATAACTTCTCACGAGTACCATTACCAAACAATTCATCAAGAAAACTGCATATTACCATAGCATAAAATGCCTCTTTATACTTATTAGATATAGCCTTTGTATCCTTTATCTCATCAAATCCTTCACATAAACCATTTAAGCATTGTCTATATCTATTTAAATCATCCTCGTTTGAAATATCTAATTTCAATAAAACTCCATTAATATTCATTATTTTTTACTTCTTCTTTGCACTCTATTAGAAGAATATTTACTTGCTATTTTCTCAACCTCGGAGTTTTTGGCATTCATATGTGTTACTAATTCCTCAAAGGCTTTTAAACAAGTTAGTAAATTAACTTTATCACCGAATACCTTTCTGTCTGTACCTTCACCAAACAGTGTATTAAATACATCAAATATCGCGTTACATTGAGTTCTAATACTTTCAGATACTTTCATACCTTCCGTAGTTTTCGCTATGCCCTCAATACGTTCTAATGCTAATTCCCACTTTTCAGCTATTTCAAGGTCTAATATGTCTATATTTTGTAATTCTACATTGTTAATTTTCATTTTATTATCTCCTTTTATCTTTCATTTTGAATATATACTTTATTTTGTTTTATTTTCTAATAAATGTTAAAATACAATTGAGAGGAGGTGAGTTTATGGAGAGTAAAATTCCAAATTATATAAGAGAAACATTTTCTAGTAAATTTCTTACTTTAGCTACACTTGGAAATATAAATGAATTTCTCAAAGACAACGGAGCAGACTTCCAGGCATTGATTCTAACTCCATATGGCTTTATAACATGTGATTTAGAACTTGAAAAGACTTCCGATACACCTTTAAGAAAAACTGAAACTAAAAATAATTACACTCTTGACCTTACCTGTTTAAGATCACTTGTGAATGAAAGTATGGTCGACTATGAATCTGCGGCTCCTGATATTAAACCAAGAGATAATGGAACATTTCTAAACCTAAAGAATGTAACAATATATTCAAACGGTCTTAACGATTCAATCGCAACACCCGCTGTCAAAATGGATGAGTTTGTTATCTTTGTGGATCATATAATCGGTTTTTCTTTAATTTCTCGCAATATTGACTAATAAAATCTCAATCACTATTTAGGGACTGCTCTTGAAATGGTACTTCTTGAGCAGTTCTCTTTTATCAATTATTTTCTCTCTTCTTATATTAAGTTACTTTAACAGTTATCCTAGCAATACCTTAATATTGGCTATCTTATCTTTTAAAATTAAATTTTCATCTTCTAGCTCCTTAATTCTTTTCTCTAGCTTTCTTCTCTCCAAAGGAGATAGTGGATTAACCTCTCCTAATGATTCTATTTTTATTATTTCCTCCATATAGTAGCGCGGTGCTTCAAAGTGGGGATTTCTTGTTAATATACCTCATTTTTCATAATTCTGTATGCTTTCCGTACTTTCAAAATCCCACCTATCTGCAAGACTCTTACGGCTTATCAATACTTTTTCTGATTCCATAATTATTCCTCCTACCATTTAAACCCATAAATATTTATGTTTTTACATTACTTAAATTTCTTATTCTGAATTTACATGATAACGCCCTTTTGTTTTGAAAAAATATTTTTGGTAACCGTAAAATAAGAAATCTCTTGGAATTTAGAATGCTACCCCTATCCAAGTTTTAAAAAATACTAAGAAATTTTATGGAGCTAGTGGATGAGGTATGTACAAATCCAAATTTAGAATGGTACGGGGTTCTTTATAAATAAAAAAAGCTACAGAAAATAAAGAGTATTAAACTCTAAATATTCCCGTAGCCTTATAGCTTTACATTATAAAAATGTGGTACTTATTTATTAACTTTTATAAATCTATTATACCATATAAACGTAGTTATATCAATGGTTACCGCCACTTATATATAAAAATTTATCTTCTTTTCTTAACTTCTCTCACTAATGTACTTTTGCTTATTCCAGTAATGTCTGCCACTTCTGTGTAACTACTATCTTTTAACATTTCGATAGCATTATCCAACTGCTTTTTAGTATACTTCTTAGGTCTACCCTCTGCAAATCCTTCCTTAGTTTTAGCTATAGCCTTACCATTTTGAGTACGTTCTATAATTGTATTACGCTCCATCTCTGCAACTGCTAATAAAGTTGTTAAAAAGAACTTACCCATTGTAGTATTCTCTAATAACCCTACGTTTAATACATGCACTGCTATACCCATATCAAATAATCCTTGGACTATTTCTATTCCCTCAACTGTATTACGTGCTAATCTATCAAGCTTACATACAACTAACGTATCTCCAGCACTTAAACCATTAATAATCTTATCAAATATAGGTCTATGCGTTGTAGTACCTGTATACTGTTCTTTATATATAATTGCATTATCATATCTATTTAATATCTCTTGTTGTTGCTGCTCCAATGAATTATTATCTAATTGACTTCTACTTGACACCCTGGTATAGCCTATTATTTTACTCATAATTTTACCCCTCTTTTCAGTCCACTTATGACCATAAGTTTTGACACCGTTCTATACATTGATTTTACGTCATAATTTTACCGTAGTCAATACTGTTAAGTTATGAACATAAATTATTTTTATTTTACTACATCTTTAATAAATAAATCTTTATACTCTAATCATAATTAAGTGTAATATGCCTTTATTTTCTCCACATTGCCTGTTTAAACGCATTTTAATTACGATTTCGAGTAAATGCTCATTTTAATGTTAAAACTTCTTAAAATCGATTTTGGAGCTATTCAATGTCATATCACTATTTAAGTTATGTGTTAAAATAGTAATCTCATGTTTTTTAGACTTTAAAAGGTTACCCATGATTAGTGAGTAACCTTGAAATATTCCTATAGCATCTACACGGTGCCATGATTTATTCATTCTCTCTTTATCGAGGTCATAAACTCTTTTTATCGAGTTCACATATTTAACTTTCACCTTTGTTGTATTGCTCTTTTTATCGTGTCAATATATTCTGCTTTCACGAGTCTATACATCCTTTTATTGAGGTAATCAACTCAACTATTGCAGTTCTTGTCATTAAAAACATAGGTTGTTTACGGTTTTGAGTATTTAAATACGTCGACTCGGCGAAATTGCCGACTCTGAATTCTTTACTACAATCAAGTTCTCTTAATATCCCTCAATACCCTGGCATGTCATTCCACCTTAAGTTTAGTTTGCAATGGATATTTAGTGTTTTTAAAAAGTGTATGCATCTTTCCACATGTCAGCCTACACCCATGCATTGATTTCACTTGATTTTACTTAATTATTAGTTGAATTTATCGCTTTACAACTGTACAGTATTGCACTATTAACTTTGCACTTTCCAGACACTATTTAGACACTTCTAGACACTATTACCATATTATTAATAGCCATACTCTGATAATTGATCTATAAATCCTAAATATTTATTCAAATCACTAGGTTATTTATCCCATGCTAAAATACCAATCTAATAAAAGTATAAAACACATTCTGAAAACAGTGCATTTACGAGATGATATATATTTTATTTTCTTTTTATTTTTCTTTTCTTTTTGTGGTGTAATTTCTCCACCTACTAAATTGCAAATATTCCTCTAGGTGCAATTTCTCCACTAGGTGCATTTTTTACACCTAGTTTCAATGTTTTTCACATTCATAAGTACCTCCATTTATTAGAGGTACTTAATATTTAATATATGGATATAAGTTTTGACTATGCTATATTCCCCATTTTTCCTTAAGATTATTTAAGAATTTCATACACTCTCCACCATCTTTAGCAGTATCCGGATGAAGCTTCATAGCTGCAGCTTTATATATTTTCTTTAAATATGATTTTTCTTTCTCTGTGTAGGTACTGGTACTAGTTTTGAAGTAACCACTAAAATCATAATTATCGTGGTTACTTTTATAATTTTCATAGTAACTACGCCTATATTCTTTTTGTTGTTTGTACTGATCCTTTATTTCTTCAAGCTTTGCCTTATTCCTAAGTTCTCCAAATACATCATAACAATAATCATAGGTATTATCTCCATATACCGATTCAAAGGCCTCCTTAGTCTTGTTATACTTGTCTGTAATGGCTCTATTCTCTTGATGTACCTTGTATTCCTCTGTAGCTTCATATTCCGTTGTAACTCTATCAATAATAGGTTGAAGCTTTACATATACCATATCCCATAATTTATCTTCATCTATTCCCATTTCTTCAAGCTTAGCATTCAAAGTACTTCTGATAATACAATCTCCTGGCCAACACTCTAGTATACTGTAATAGCCAATAGTACATATTACCCATTGTTTCTTTTTAACCTTACCATTATCTCTATAACTGTGATGTATACTTATCTTATAGGCTTTTTTAATAGGCCTTTCAAATCTTTCACCTGTGTAACTATAGCAATATTTCGTTTTAGTTTCATTACCTATGGTCCAGGTACTTTCATATACTTCAATCCCTTTATATCCTCCAATCATATCTTCCTTCTTAAGATCTATTTCTTGAATTACGCAATACATATAATCCCCCCCCTCTGTGTAGTTACTTCATATATTGACTTAGTAACCACGTGATTATTAAAAATAGAGGGGAACCCTCACATTCCCCTTTCAATCTCGTAACTGTTTTTTATAAAAGTTATTGGTGCTTTAAATGTATTTTACGCACTTCTTTTAAATTGATATTTTTTTATTTCCTAGAATAACATCAGCTGCTTCTTTTCTTTTATCATTTCCATTTGCTGTATTTGTAATGAAAATCTTCTTCTTACCATTTACAATAACGACACTATAAGTTTTCATTTTCTCCATTTCATTCCTCCTAATTTGACTATTTATTTTTGCTTTTTATCCCAATAAAACTTTGATATTGGTTAACTTGTCGCTAAGAACTGAAACTTCATTTTCCAATTCTTCGATTTTTCTTTCTAATCTTCTTCTCTCGAGTGGTGATAATGGATTAATCTCATTTAAAGACTCTATCTTAAGTACTTCTTCCATGTAATAGCGAGGAACTTTGAAGTTATAATTTCTTGTTAATACTCCACTTTGTTCATATGTTATTATTGTATTGGGACTATCAAAATCCCATCTTTCGGCTAAGGTATTTCTGCTTATTAAGGTTTTCTCATTTCCCATAGCTATCACCTCGCTTGGTTATTCTTCTGTAAATAATATTAATTACCTTATTTACCTTCCCCTTATTCCACCTCAATATACATACTACAAGGACTATCAGATATTATAGATTTATATTCTTTGTTACCATGTAAGAGTACCCTTGCAACTTCATCGCCTGTATTTTTATCATTAATTCCTTCTCTATACAGCATTATTACACTATCGCCTTTACCATTATCCTCAATCCCAACTTCATTGTACATAATATTTACACCATCAAAACTTAACTCTGCTATCATTAGCTACTTTCATACACTTTACTAGATCACCATATATTTCATAGTGATTATTATTACTATATGGTTCTATCTTTTCTTCATCTAAATCTATACCTAGATCGTACAAGGTTTCACAAACCTTAAACCATTCACTTAGAATAAATTCGATTCTATCCTCTGGAGTTTCTTTTCTTTTAGTTTCAGGTATCTCACTACCATCTGAATTAGAGCTCCAAATTTCTCCACCTAGTGGTAAATTAACAAATTCATTAAAATCTTTTAAGGCTCTTACTATTTCCTCATTTCCCTTAATTAATATTTCCTTATTGCTTTTATTCATTTTATATCTCTCCTCTTCTATTTCAACATATATTTTATAATGCTTAGAACGGAATTTTCCGCTCTACTCGACCTCAATATAAACTCTAGAAAGTTCACCGGATTTATAAGGCTTACTAATAGACTTTATATTACTTCCATCAGATAATTGTTTAATAATTCTAAGCTTGTCCTCTTCTTTTTTATAACTTAATTTAATCTTAACCATGAATACCTCCTTAAATATAATTCCCTACGTGCTCTATATCTTTCAAAAATTGAAGGTTCGTAAGTCCAGCCGCCGCCCCAGCCTTAAAGTAAAATATACATAAGTTAGTCCATTCATTTAGCAAAGCATCACTATAATCATTTAACTGCTCTTTATACTCTTCTGGGATACCCTCAAGTAATTGTTTAAATAATTTTTCGGATGCTTCATTAAGTTTAATTTGCTCTTTATCTGTATCCGTAAATTCCCTTTCTCGATACTCTTGTACGTGATTAAACTCATTCTCTATAACATTATTGATTAATTTTGCAGTTTCTTCATATTTCATAAAACAAAATCTCCTTTTCTACTTGATTTTTAGTAGTTTTTGAGATAACCTTTTTATAGATGATATAGGATATCTTTTTTCTATTTGGTGATGAATATTGGTAGTGTTCAGCACCTTTTTTATTTAATTTAATCATTTTATAATACATATTCTACATTTCCATTAAGATAAATAGCATTGTCTTTAATTCATTATTTCTTTGCTTATCTAGTAATTCTTCATCTTTATAACGATTTTTCATCACTTCAAAATTGAAAACCCTTGTTGCAACACAATCTAAAAACCACATAAAATCTAGTTCCTTCTGAAGTGAATAATTTTTGAAATACCTTGAAGCGTATTCAATTAATACACCACCTTTACGCTCTGTATCATCTGAATTAAGCTTTGAATTTGAAATTATCCTTGTTATATATTGAAAAACTTTGATACCATTCACTTTTATACCCCCCAATTATCAAATATGCTTTCTTGTTTCTTATTTATTGTAATAACCTCTTGAATGTCTTTTGGAATAATCTCACGTTTCCAATTAAGGTTATAAGCTAAAATATTCCTCTGTTCGTCAATCTCCAATAATAAGCCTGTATCCTTATCAAAATACGTTTCAACCTTTGGAAGTTCCCCGTAGTACCTATTTTTAAGCACTTGCAAGTATCCATTTATACCTTCTTCTATTTTTTCACTCTCATATTCCCTTATTACTGCGATTATATTGTCAGCCTTATTGTAGACGTCACTCGAGCCGCTTATTTGTTCAAAATTCATATCAGAACCTTTACTGTAAGTTTTATTAGGATGCAATACTAGGATTATATGAGTATTGTAATTCTTAGCTAGATCACATAACCTCTGAACAAAATCAGCTTGTTGCTCGTACTTTTCTGCCGCTTTCACACTCAGAATAGACATTAGGTTATCAATTACAATTAAATCGTACTGATTAAACTTGACTTCAATTTCTATCATGGCTAGGAGTTCATCCATAGTTTTTAGTTTACTTTCACCTTTATTGAATAGGTAGAATTTATTTTTATGCCATTCTTGCAACTTTCTAAGGACTTCCTTTTTAGGCTCTTTTCTCTTACGCTTATTAATCTTTATCCAGTTATAGCAATTTTCATCTTTACCTATAATCAGCTGATAAATCTCATTTATAAGCATTTCTGCATCATTTTCACCATTCATGAGATATACCTTATTACCTTTATCAATAGCATTGGCTATAACTTGTTTTACAAAGGTTGTCTTCCCTCCGTTACTTCTACCAGTAATAAGGGTTACACACCTGGGTGCTAGGTCATTCAAAGCAAAATCCATACTCTTTATACCTGTAGGCACAAAATTACCCTTACATTGCATTAACCCCTTGTATGGCTCTTTATCTAAATCCCTTCTACCTTCAATCTTAAATCTTGCACTATCCACTAATTCAGCTATTTTACTAATGCCATTCTTGTAATATTCCTCATTGACATCATTCATAGTGTATAGCTTTTTATCTATCAGCTTTACTTTATCCCCTAGTAATTCAACCATTTTTCTGTCCATTTCTTCTCCAGCTTTATCATTGTCAGAAATTACTATGATACTTTCAAAGTTCTCCAGGAAGTCTTTAGCTTGTTCTATTAATGCAGCTAAACTATTCGCACCAGCACCTACGCTTACCACGTTAGTAAATTCACATTGATAAATTATCATACAGTCAAATTCACCTTCACAGATAATTAATTCCTTATTTTCTAGGTCAATATTTTGTGCATTGAATAAGTATGGTTTACTACCTGTAATATTTAGCATTTTCGGTTTTCCTGGGTCTTTTAATGGTTTTCTAGTCTTATACCCTACAACAGTATCAAACTTGTAATATGGAAAGGCTATGGCGTTTTTATAGCTACCTAGGTTGAATTGCTTTATAGTTTCTTCTTTAATGCCCCTGGAGTTTATATACTTTACACATTCTTCTGTAATGGCAGTTACCTTTTTAGCCTCACTATAAAATGTATCTCTGCTTTTCTGCATTGAAGTATCTCTATAGTTATCTACCCCCAAAAGTTCCCTTAATACTTCATCATGTGTATAATTAAGATGGTCCTTGTAATACCCATAGATGTCTATTTTCATTCCACAAGCAAAACAATAAAATTGAAATCTTTTAGAGTCCCAACTCATGCTAGGGTCTTTATCTCCGTGCCTATGTGCAAAAGTATTAGGGCAATGATATTTTTTACCTTTCTTAACCATACCTAACCCACTTGAAATTATCTCTTCTGCTTCTTGTCCATATTTCTGCTTAATTTCTTGTATCTGTTCCATATCTCACCTCTATAAATCCCTGTATACAAAATTCAGTTTTGGTTTTTCCTTCGCATATAGTCCATTTTTCTTCTTACAATTAATCAAACTTGCAATTGTAGGAGGTAAGTATTCACTTGTCATATAAGCCTTTACCACTTTAGGAAAGTTATCATCATTAAATCCATTTTCAGTTAATGACTCATACCACACCTTCATAGTAGTAGGATCAGTTTCTTTTATCCTCCAATTCGGATATGCTATAAGCAATATACCCATTTGTTCTTTAAAAACTTCTTTATTCATTAAAAATCAGCGACCTTTCTTACTGATGTATTTTGATTATTGTATTTATTTTCTTTATAGTTCTTGTCTAGGAAGTCAATGTAACCACTGTTGAAAAATGTACTCCCATGTTGTATATATCTTTCCTCTGTATTCTTACATTCCTTAACATATCTTTCTATACACCTCTTAAACTCGTCATTTAACTTATATAATGCTTTCTTTTTAGTTGCCGAAATCTTTCCTTTACCTACTTTTCTAGGGTATAAACTCCAACATTCTTCAAAGAACTCGTTATATGCATTATTATTTTTTTCTATCTTTTGTTTTCTCTCTTCCATCGGAATAACTTCCTCGCTAGGAATTACCTTAGTATTGGTTGTAATTTCTCCACCTACTTTTATGAAATACTTACTTCTTCCACCTTTCCCACTTTCTCTGATTAAAACGCCTTTATCTATTAAAGAATTGAATATTTTATCTAAAGTTCTATTATCACTTATCCCCGTTAGTTTCTTAATTAATGTTCTGCTTGGGTTTGCATATCCTTTTTCATAATTTACATATCTAAACATAACTAACAGTAATCCTTTTTCCTTCAAGTCAAGTTCTGTATTGTCTATAATAGTGTTATATTGCAACCATCTATAATTCCCATAGTCCACCATTTACATGGTCACCACCTTCTTTACTACCTCTGTACTTGTATATAGTCGGCATTATTACCTCTCCTAACTTTTAAGGGCTCTTTTAAAATATCTTAATCCCTCTAGTGAAGGTTCTTTATTAAACTCAATACAAAGTTCAATATATTTATTTAAGATTTTTATACTCATAATCATCCTCCTTGACTAAATATTAATTAAATTACCCAAAGTACCTACAAGTCCTTTAACTGTATTAAACTGCATCTCATAAGTTTTTATCTTACCTTCAAGCTCTTTAATGTATAAATCCTTTTTATATCCCTCTTCATTAGTTTCAATTCCTAAATAAGAATTTAAATCTTCTCGACTTACAATATATTCTTTTCCTGTTTTAACTGCTCTTAATTTGCCTTGTCTTATTTGATTAGTAATAAAAGTTCTAGGTTTTCCTAGCTCTGCTGCAACTTCATCTGTTTTTAATAGTTCTCTAGGCTTGATCATAAATTCTTCCCCCTTATAATTTATAAAAATTTATTTCACAAAACTTCCGATATTTTGTTTACGTTCTCACTATGTAATGTCATTATCGATGTAATATTCTTACTTAAATGTGTTCACAATTAATCTGAAATGATTTTAGGTATAATTCTCATACCTTTAAAAGTTTCTTTTGCTTACATTGCATTTATTCTGCATCCGAGAAAAAAAGTTCTTGTACTGTTGAATTAAGAGCTGTAGCGATTTTCTTTAAAGTGCCTAATCTAATTCCATCAAGACGTCCCTTCTCAATTTTTACAATAGTATTGACTCCAACTCCTGTTAATTTGCTGATTTCATTCTGATTCATATTTCTTTTTATTCTCTCTAATTTTAAATTCATACTCTTGTTCTCCTTCCTACATTTGTATGATTGAACTTTATATTTATATAATAATACTACATTTGTATTATTTCAATAGCTTTTCCACAAAAAATAAAAAATAGTTTTACATTTGTGTGATTAAGTATATAATATTCATATGGAGGTGTACTATGAATATAGGAGATAAAATAAAAACTATACGAAAAAGTAGAGGATTGACTCAAGAAGAGCTTGCGCAAGAATGTGGAATTTCTAAAAACGGATTATGGAATTATGAAAATGGAAAACGTGATCCTAGTCTAAATATATTAAATAAAATATCTTCCGTATTAAATGTTTCATTATTTGATTTAGTTGAAGAAGAAAATCAAATAACTTATGATAAAAAAGAGGATGGATATGTAGATAATGAAACTTTAACTCAAGTAGGGATAGCTGATTCCTTTTATACCATCTGGGAAAAATGCTCAAAAATACTTAAAAAAGAATACTTGATGGATGACAAATATATGCTTGATATTTTAGAATTATCAAATAATATATCGGATATGATCATGAATAAAATAAAAAAAATTGATTCAGAAATTAATGAAAGCAACTACACCAATAAAGAAGGTGAATAAATGTAACTCCTTCAACTAAAACCATAGTAACTACACTCACCCCAAGTTTGTGGTCAGTAACATATTTTGATACAACAAACTTGTGGTTTCAAACGTACTATTAAAACTTTAACATTAAATTAAAACTACTCACCGCAATTTTGCGTTAAGTAAACTATTCAGAAAACGCAAAAATGCATTATCAAAATATTATCTATGAGGTTACTATTATTAAGGGTATCGGTAATAACGACCCCATAGGCTCCAGACTATAAGTCTATAACCTTCAATATTATGTTGAACCTCGTCATTATGACGAACCCCTACAATTTAATGGATATGAATTTAATAGAAAGAAGGTGAATATATGGCTAGCTATAAGCAATTATCCAAATATAATTGGAAGGTTACTGTATCCTTAGGCTTTGAAGGTGGTAAGCGAACTAGGGTTGCAAAACAAGGCTTTAGGACTAAGGCTGACGCTGAAAAACATGTAACAGAACTTAAACAACAACAAAATAAGGGATATGTTCCAACTAGTGAAAACAATATCCCTTTCAAAGATTTTATATTAAAATGGTATGAAGATTATAAGAAACATACTTTAGGTATATCCACTAGGGCCTCATATACTGGAAGGATAAATAATTATATAATACCAGCTTTAGGAAATTATAAGATAAGAGATATAACTCCCTCTGTAATGCAAGAATTTTATAATGACCTAATAGATAAAATGAAGCCAGCTTCAATAGAAAAGATATTTCAAATACTTATAAGCTGCTTTAAATATGCTAGGAAACAAAGATTAATATATGAATTACCTACTGATATAGATAAAGTAAAGGTTGAAGCTCCTAAGGTTGAATTTTGGGAAGATAAAGAACTTAATATATTCCTGGACAGAATAAAGGACACATACCTATATAATGCTATCTTTATAGATTCATTAACTGGATTAAGAGTTGCTGAACTTTGTGGCCTTAGATGGTGTAATATAGACTTGAAAAAAGGATATATCAACGTTAATAGTCAAGTTATTTATGATAGAGAAGAAAAGAAACTTTTATTTACTGAAATCTTAAAAACTGACTCAAGTAATAGAAAAGTAAGTATACCACCTAAAACACTTGGCGTATATTTAAAAAATCTTAAAGATGAAATAAAACCACTTGACAATGATTTTGTTGTACCTGATAGAAATGGATCCATGGCAAACCCTCGTAATTTATCCATGGACTTTACTAAGAAATTAGAAAAGTATGAGGATTTAAAACAAATATCTTTCCATGGTCTTCGTCATACTCATGCCACTATGTTATTAAGACATGGTGAAAATGTAAAGGTAGTATCAGCTAGACTAGGTCATAAAGATATAACTACTACATTAAATACTTACATGCATGTTATACCCGATATGGAGGCTAATACTGCTACCCTTCTAGATAATATCTTTCTTAATAATCAAGAAGACACTCCCAATGATAATAATTCACATAAAGAAGAATAA